AGCTTGACCATCTAATTCTGGTCTTCCTAATTTTAAATTTTTTGTATAATCTTTAACTGTTATAATTTTATTCATTTGATTTCTTTAAATAAACGTCGCTTAAACAAGTACATGTGTTGTTACCGCACACAATTGGTTCAGAAGGTAATAGATAACTTTCTAAATTTCCTATTTTGCCTCCATAAAGGCAATCACTTCTGTATATATCTCCCCATTGATCAATGCCTATGCCATCTAGACCAGCCCAGCACTTCCAGCCCTTGTGATTGTTTTTTCCAGTTAGTATTAATTCATTGCCACTTATTTCTTCACCATCTAACAGCATCTTTCCACGATGCAACTTTTGGTCAGGCAGATCTCGTAAGAACTTCCATTCTTTAAGCACCTTACGCTGTTCGTCAGCAAACTCTGCTGACTTGTTTGTAAATGATCCTTCCTGCTTATCTAATACTATCTTAGGCCATACAGCTACATTATCAGCAGCGTTGAATAACTGCTCTGCTATAGCCACTGTTGTTTCAAAGTTTGACGGAGTCAGCATTACATTGACACCTTTCATGCCAGGAACGTTTTGTAAAATATCTATAAAGTGATCAATGTTGGCATATTCGTGATGATAAGTTAGTATCATTCCATCACTGTACTTCGATAGTTGCTGATAGTACTCAACTGATTGACTACCATTGGTTAGGTAACTAAAGACATTGCCTTTTTCTTTAATTAGTTTAGCTAACGATAAAAAGTGTTTCCAATATGTAGGTTCGCCGCCACTGATACGAAAGCAAATCTCTTTATCGGGCAAGTTAAAGTTTTCTACAAAATGCTTAACTGTTTCCCAGTCCGGCCATCCAGCACTGCCATCGTGGAGGAATGTTGGACAGTAGGAGCATCTGTAGTTACACTTGTTACCCAGCGTCCAGCTAACTAGGAACCAGTCTTCTTTAGACTTGTCATAGTAGGTTAATTTATGAAACATTCATTCCATTCTTTAAAATAATATCGTGTGTGCGTTGTGTTAGCTTGACTGTGAGTATTAGAGAATACACATGATCAGAGAAGCTGAATACAGAATGTTCACGTTGAAAGTTAGCCCAATAAAAATATCCCGGATCAAAGTAAGTTGCTTTGCCGTTGATTAATTGTACAAAGTTTTCTGGTTTGCATTTACCAAATATTGTGATGAGTCTGACATATTCAGGACAAGCACCAAAGTGATCAATATGGGGAGGAAAGAACCCACCTGCCCCTATCCTAAGAAAGTGTACACGCCCGATGTCGGGCTTGAACATATCAATGATCGATTGTATCTGCGGTAATGCATCATATACCTGCGTCGGGGTATTGAAGTTTTCTTCCTTCATCTCGACATCGTGATACTGCTGCATATAGCCAAAGCTATTAAGATGATAGTTATCCATGACATCACCGGTGTGACTGGTTACCGGCAACCCCCAACGATTGTTGTGCAAATCTTTCTTTGCATTATACGGACACCAACTATCTTTAAATTGCTCTAGATCCTGTTCTAGCTTAACAGGATCTACGTACATTTTTAATTTAATAAAGTCGCCAATATTCGCAAGACTGTTAAACAACAGTCCTCTTTCAATTTCTTCGTATGTCATCTCTTTCTCTTTGATATTTTATAAAACTTCTACAGGCAAGACGCATGGCATCTATATCCCAATCTGTCTTAGCTGGTGTTATGATTAAGTGTATCCTAGGCTCGTTGCCTAAGTTTCTAATGCAATGTACGCTTCCGAGATCCATTGATCTAAAATCTCCTTCTTGCCAAGGAACTATACCACCGTTTTCTAAAACAAATTCCGACCCAGGTGGATTTGATATTGCCACATTGATGGGGCCGCATAATGCCTGACCCATCTCATAGTCTTTGTGTGGGGTTGTGCTCCCACCTGGTTCTAATACCATTACTCGTATTCTAGAAAATTCTTTTAACGGACAAGTTGCTTTCAACCATGTAACAGTCTTTGGAAAAAATCTACTCACATCTGTCCAGTCAGTAATATCATCGTCTGTTATTAATCCGTCTAGTTTATACTGTTCATATGAGTTGGTCATAATAGATGAATAACCATACAAGGTTATAGATTTCCATGTAGGGTGCTCACGATGTGGTATTGCTAGAGATGCTCTAGTTTTTAATTCTTGTTTAATTTCAGATGTGTCGGTGTTGGTATCCAACATTAAAGATTTACATTGACTACTATGTCGAATCCACTTAAAGAAATTAGTTACTGTTTGGTCCGACTCTAGATTTAAAAATTCAGCAGGAGGTGGCAAAACATCTTTATTGTGTTCTATATCTTTATTAGCGTTAAAGAAATCAGTTACTGCTTTATCCACGGAAGGACCTCGAATCGTTTATCAAATTGTTTTGCTAATATATCGGAAGCACGAGCACAATGATAATCGCCGCCATCCGCTGTAAAAATTGACACATACCATTCGATGTTGGTGTCGTTGGCTAGTGCTTCAAGAAACTGTTGTTGCAATTTAAATCTCAGCTTGACATCATATATCAATGAGTTAACGGTGTAGTTGAAACAATTACTAACTACCCAGAAGCCTCTAGATCCTTTGCATGTTTTTAAGAAATTCGTAACTGCATCTGTGTTAAAAATATCTAGCTGAATAAACTCTTTTGATATTTCTTTGTACAGACCCATGCTTTTATGAATAGCGGTTGGGCTAATGTCAATGACATAATGATTGAAACCCTGTAGGCCAATGGCTGTAGGCGTTGTTTCGATCATGTTGCCAGCACCCAACGATACAAGACAATCAAATGTTCCCTTAACATCTACAGGTATTCTTAAAGGATCTTGCGTGTTTGTTGGAAAGTAAAGATTATAATTAAACATGTCATTTATAACCGGAATATCTGCAACAGAATAGTCCATGTTAAAATTACCCACCGCTAGTTTGCCGGAGTACTCGTACTCTGATCCGTCTGTAGGAATCGTGTCAGTATAAAAGACGTCGTACCCATTCGATAACAAATCGGCGGTGTTATATTCAACCAATCTACGAGCCAAATTGTTAAGGCTTTCGTTTTGGTAATCTTTATGGATCCAGTAAAATTTTTTCATTTATAAATAGCTGTGAGGTATTTAATGAGTTTACTAAACAAAGAGATTGTTTGTGGACCTGAACAAAGTTTCGAGCCCCTTCATATATTCAGCGAAGGCAACGTCATTGTTCAATCTTCAGATAACAGTCAAACACTGTATGTTGATGGTGCTGGAGAAGGCGACTGGCCCATTTATATAGGTGTGACTAAATCTAGAGGAACACAGGAAAACAAACTACCTGTTGAAACCAACGACATTTTGGGCGGCTTACAGATCTATGCTCGAATAAAACAAGGTTCTAGCCTAGGATACTCTACAGAAGAAACTCCGTTAATCGGTAGTGCAATCTTTAAAGTTGGTTCTACTCTAGGATCGTCTGAGCTGTTGTTGGCAGTTGCTAATGACCACACACTAAAGGTTAAAGTGGTTTTAGATTCAGCCGGCAACCTTAAAGTTGCAGGTAACATCGAAACTGGTTCATTATGTATAACTGATGAAATTGTGAATGCTTCAGGCAATGCTGTCAAGTTTGTCAAGGTCTATCACAATGGCAATGCATATGCTATGCCAATTTATTCAATTCAGGAAACACCGAGCGGAAGTTGGTTCCGCGAGTTGTGTCGCAGGTTTCTAAATATTCTATAGTACTAGGTAACTTAGAACTCCAATCTTCCTGCATCATATAATCAATAAAGCCTAACCATCGAGGGTTGTCTGTAAACTGTCGAATATTTTTAGCAGCTAATTCTTTTAACTCCGCAGGCAATACACGAATATTTAAGTAACTTGGAAAGTATACTAGATGGGTACCTATATCACCATTGGTCTTTGGATGCATGTGAACCTTCTCAAAGTTCTGTGATATCTTCCATTTTGCTAACTCTGGCAAGTACATTATGTTTAGTAACTGAACTGCGCAGGCAATGTTAACTATGATATTGTCTGGAGTGTTGTCTAGTATGTGCAAATTTTTCACAATAGTATTCCAGTCACTAGGATAGCGAATGTAATGATTCTTATCACCTACTGCGTCAATGCTAAAGTTAAATCTAACTTCTTTAAAATGACTCCATAGTTCTAATAACTTTTCTGGTAGTTCTAATCCGTTAGAGTTATAGCGCAACATGCAATTACCAGCGTTGCCAGTGTCGACCATGAACTGTAAGATCTTATAGTGTTCTGGAATCAGCAGCGGTTCCCCGCCAGCGAAGTACAATTCTTTGATAAACTGTGCTTGCTCTTTCATTGTGTCTAAGAAGTTGCCCTTTTGATACCAGGTATAATCGTACTTGCTATCCCAACCTTGATCTTGCTTTAACTCGATGGACTTGTACTTAGGGTATTGTAATTTCCAATCTTTAATCCAGCTTGAACTGTCATGTGGACTACACATAACACATTTCAATTGACACAAGTTACCTAGACGCAGATCAAAATAAGGTATACTAACTGGTAAAGATCCATCCTCGGCAGTAGTGCTAACAATGTTATCCATGTCTATTTGTTCATTCCAGACTTCTGTTTCCCATTGTCGCTTACTAGTAATGCCATTGGCTTCTTCTTGAAAACATTTAGTACAACTGGTAGGCACTTGATCGTTTAATAACTGTAATCGAGTATCTCTCATAAACTTGCTGTTCCACACCTGTCCAATGGTATGTTCTCGTAGGTTCATGTTAACCCCGTCCTCAGTAACTAACCCAGCGCCTTTGTTATCATCCATGCCAGCACCACTAGCATTGGCTGTGCAACATACTCGAACATCACCGTTGGGGCGAGTGGCTAGATGTACGAACGGTAATGGACAGAACGTCTTACTCAAAAAGACTCCTTAATTCCGGAGCAACTGTCATAATATCCTGTGTTCTTTTTTGATCTAAATATTTTGTAAATTTAACAAACTCAGACAATTCGTTTGATCTATCTTCTAAGAAAGTAAATGTAATTACAGACTGTAAAATATTAATTGCAGTTTCTTTTATGTTATCTGGTAAATCGGAGTTGTTAAATTTTTCTTCCCATTCAGAATAATGTAATTTAAGTTCATTTTTTAAAGATGTTGGAAACATCTGCGTACATACTCTATAAGGTTCGTACACCATATGATATCCGATTACCGGTTTATGGTCAACATCGTTGATTTTCTTAAATCCGCTATCAAATAATTTCCACCATATAAACTTCGGCAAATGAAATACATTATAGGCAGAAACTGTATATTTCATCGAGGGAAAAATATTATCATTATTAACAGCAATGTCATCTAATATTTTTAAATTCTTTAAAGCCACATTCCACTTGAACGGATAACGTTGATATTCTAGTATATCTTCCATGCCGTCAATGCTTGCACCGATACGAACCATTTTAAAAAATGGCCACATAGATAACGCTCGGTCCGGTAACACTGACAAGTTTGTGTTATATTCTAGAACAATATTTTTTGAATGTCCTAGATCAATACATCTTTGCAAAAACTCATAGTGTCGTTCTATCAACAACGGCTCGCCACCGGCCATGTACACTCTGCTCAAGTTAGGCATATTTTCTTCTAAATTATTCCAAAAATAATCCTCGCCATGCCAGTTGTACTCGTCGGAAATCCACCTACCTTTATCATTGCGAACAAGTTTAACAAAACCCTGAGTGTCATTGAACCCTTGTTCAGAAAAATAATCGGTGTGTTCCTCGTACCACGAATGACTTTCTGTAGGACCGCACATTCGACATTTTAAATTACAAAAATTTCCAAAACGTAAATCTAGGTATATTGGTTTAAGATCTATTGAACCGTCGGGCTTGGTAGCATTTACAGCATCATCGAATGTAAACGAATCTTCCCACCTCTCTACTTCGCTTGGACGCCGAGCCATCATGCCGGTTTCTTCTTCACTCTTACAACGGCCGCATTCTGGGTTCCACTCACCGTTGATCATATTCAGTCTTACACGTTTTAGTAAATCAGCATTTTGGATATCAAACATGTTATCCCTGGATACGTTATAAGGCTCGCCATTTTCTTTTCTCAAGATTCCTTGATTAGGAGTGACGTTTGCCTGACAGCAAATTCTACAATCGCCGTTGGTACGCACGGCTTGATGAAGCCAAGGAATAGGGCAAAACGTCTTACTCATTATTCAAGTGCCTAATTAACGTAGATAGACCAACGAATGTTCTGTCTTGTTTAAATGCCATATGTATGGCCTTAGAAGGAATGAGATCAAAATCATTGCATATCTTTGCATTTAGCTCGCCATACTTGGTCCACAAGTAATCACTAGACACATTGTCTAATACATAGTTTGCTATCATAGTTGGCATTCTGTTTTGCATATGAAAATCATTCATTATCGATATGCTATCTCTAGTTTGTTCTTTGGTCCAACGCAGACCAATTCGGTTCCAACCTAATCCTAGACCTTTGGAAAGACTGATACCAACACTAGATATAGCAGGATGCCCGTAATCAAATACGATATCACGACAACAGGTGGTCCAAGCACTGTCGATGTGGACTTTAATCTTTTTAACCAAACATTCATTTAATATCTCCTCCATGTCATGATGTGGGGCACCAATGCTAGGAAACGGCATTGCTATAATTAATGGAATATTCGGAATCAGCGAGCCCACATCTTTAACATACGCTAATCCCAATCTTTCGTGATATCTATAATCACCACGCAAGACCTGTACAGGGCCTTGCATATAAATGTTATCAATAAACTGAGTACACCCTGCCGTGATGCCTATAAAGGAAAATGCATCAATACCAGGTAGTGTATTTAGAGTCGATCCAAATATAAATTTAGTAGCCTTCTCTTTAAACTGTTCATGTATTGCTAGCGAATGGTCAGGTTTAATTCCTTTAAACCCTGTGGCTGTATCAGTGAACAACGATTCTAAATAGTTATCGCACAGAGGTTGCGGCCTTTCAACCTCTAGCCATTTAGCATCGTATTCAGGTGCAACCCTTACTCGTTCCATTCTTCTATCATCCGGTAGCACATAGGGAAGATTGCTCTCCAATCTTTGCCTTGTATTTTTGACATCTTTTCAAAGAAGTCTTTTAGGTCTTTTCTACCTTGAATAATCTCTGATTCTGTCATAGGCAATTTCTTCGAATACATCTCCCATTGCGTTAACTTATCTAACATTGCCGTGTCAGCGGTTTGGCTCTTTAGATGCATGAACATTCTTGTATGTTGTTCGTTAGTCATTAATCGTAGATTTAAATATTTGGGATTCATTACTGGATGACTTACTACTCCTGAGAATGTTTCAGTATTAATCTTTTTAAACTGCTTGCTCTCTAACCATTGCATCCATGTAACAAAGTGTTCTATATTTAAGATCGACACCGTGGTACTAGTAAAGACTGCTGAATTTGGAGGCCCGGTATCTAAGAAGTCTAGATTCTTTTCAATCACTGACCACTTAGTAGGATAACGGATTGCTTCATTAACTTCCCCGTATCCATCAACCGAACAGCATAGTTTGACAAATTTAAATTTATCAATAGTGCGTAAGAAATCCTGCGGCACGACGGTTACATTGATACTGTATTCAAGTTCGATGTTTTTGGCAAGTCCTTGCTCTAATAGATTATTTAGAAGAGTTAGGTGCTGTTTAACCAGCCAAGGCTCGCCGCCGCCAAACTTGATTTTCTGCAGATATTTTGCATTTTCGGTAAGCAGTTGATAATATTCTTCCTGATCAACCCACTCAAAGTGATCATGTCCATCTGTGCTGTAAGTAACATCATCAATCATGAATATTTTAGAACCGGTGATCTGTTCTTGAATTTTATACCATTGATTACTTTCACCGGGATGACACATAACACATTGTAGGTTACACTTGTTACCTAATCTTAAATCCATAGAAAATATACGCTGCTCAGTTACAGCGCCATCTGGTAGTGTAATATGTTCTGCATCTTCTCTGGTAAAATCATACATAGTTGCTTCCCATTGGTTGCGACTACGCTTGCCTGACTCTTGTTCAATCTTGCATCTACGACATTGTTCTGGCCATTCGTTATTTAGAAACTTTAATCGAACCTCCTTTAATGTATCAGAGTTTAGTGCTTTGCTGATATCATCTATTCTCAAAGCCCGTCCATCCTTTTCAAGCAAGGTATTCTTGTTTCCACCGCTTTGACTATGCGAGCATATCCGTAGTGCTCCGTTACTCTTTACAGCAATGTGACTCCACGGTATTGGACACCAGGGCATTGTCATGTTTTAGACCTTTCAGCCCATTGGGCATTCATTCTGTCAAACGATCCACACTGCTTGGAACAGGCCTTGAGTCCACACGTACTCCATGCTTGTTCAATCTTATCAAAATAACCGGAATCAAAAATATCTTGTATGGTGGCGTTTTTCAAATTTGGCCATACTCCGATTTTGTCTAGATAATCAATTCTTGAAATAGACATTGGGATATCATGCTCCATATCGGTCCAGCAACACGGAGTTACTGTTCCGGTGGCGCTGACATATATTTGATTACCTTTCTGTACCTTGCAATGAATTATAGGCAATGTATCTTCTTTGGCTTTTTTAACTTTGTCAATCATCGAATGACTTAGAGTGGTAGGATACAGGATGTTAATAGTTTTTCCTTGATCATCGAGTACATTTAATTGCCCGTCACGGAATCTGCTAGTGTGTTTTACAGTAAATTCTGCAAAGCCAATCTTACTGCTCAGCTGCCTACACTCATCTTCTTGATGCTCGTTATGTTTGAATACAATCATGTCCCAACGGGCCCAACCACCGTTGGATATGAATGCTTTGGCATTCTCAATAATTTTGTTCCAATCTGTGTTTATCCTATAGACTGAGTGAGTATCTACGAGCCCATCAATGCCAAAGATAACCCCAACTTTAAGATTAGCTAGTTCTTGCCACCATCGTGTGTTTCTTGCGCTGCCATTTGTGTGCATACGCAATGATATATTTGGATTATTTTCTCTAAGATATTGATATATTTCCAATGTATCTTTAGCTATTACTGGATCACCGAGGTTACCACACATATATAGACTGTCTAACTGTGTTATAAATTCTATAGGAAACCAATTTTTAAATTGTTCTAAGGTTATTTCCTCTAATTCAATCATAGGATTTACCTGGCCTCCTTGAAGATTTCGAGAGCACATAGGACATTTGGCCTGGCACTTGGATGTAATTTCTAAGTGTACTGCTTTGATTTCTTCTAGGTTATACATTTATTTTTCCTATAATCATGTACCGAGTGTACAAGGGCAGTTCTAATTCGCCTGCCCATATCACTGTAAGGTTACTCTGTTCTTTAAATTCTTCTAAACTGCCTGCAGTTCTAATGTGTTCGGGAATGTCATAGTTATTGCTTTGCACCACAATAAGACTATTGTGTGGCATTCCGTTTAACCATAGATCATATTGATCTTGTGTAATATGTTCACAACTAGTATTAATAACAACATCAGCGTCACTGCGAATAGCGCACATGTCTGAAGTGACTGCTCGAAATCTACCAGCCATTTCTTCTCGTTTATTCATCATTGTAGCAATAGGCTCGCATGTAGGATCAATGTCAATACTACGAATATTTTTGACATTGATTTCGCTTTGAAATAACATACTGGCCAATACCCCAACCCAGCCGCCGTGAATATCTATGCTAACAATCTTGTTTACATGTTTTCGAAGATTAGTTATTAACCACTCTTTGCTGTTAAGTTGCCCTGACCAAAAGGCATCCATGGTACGCATGGGATCTGAACTTTGCCTAACAGCCTGCATCCAGTAGTGTAAGTGTTCAGTATCTATTTGCATCCATAAATCCTTTTATTCTGTTAGCAATAAACTCGTGACCGTTTACTCCAGGATGTTGGTTATCTAGGGCATAATCTCTATACACTCCGTTTGGAAAAACAAAATCTTTTATTCCCGGTTCAATATTAAAGAAATTAACTTTTAAAAATTTTGGTTTAAACTTCCTTAATGCTCTGTAGGAAGCAAACACATTAATAAATTTAATGCCCTGTGACTCTAAAAATAAGCTAGCATGATGTATGTAAAACCAAGACTTTATAGCCAAGTCGGCCGAACTGTGTGCCATAGCCCAGTGCTTTTCTAGTTCGGAATCATTCCATGCACCTACAGAAGTATGCTGTTGCTCTTGCCAAAAGTGAGACTTATTGAATAACATATCTCTATCAGGAAATGACCACATAATAATCACCACATCTGTTGATTTAAAATCATAATTTAAAATGTTAAATAGTATCTCAAAGTTGCTAGCACCCGAGCGGCCACGATTGTCAACCTCCACTTCTAAAAGTTTCCCCAACACAGCCGGCCAAGCAAACTTGCTTGACGTTTGTCCTAGTTCGTGTACGGGCCATGTATCAGGCAATGCGTCGCCATATGTGAACGAACATCCAAATGCAACAAGTCTATCAGGAGTTTTGCTGACTGTTTTTATAATGTTTTGCATAGTTTAAATTTTATTTTGCAAAGAAACAGATATAATTTCCGCAGTTTTTCTAATAGCAGAAGGTCCGGGATGAAGTAGATCTCTAGCAAAGTCAATGGCGTGTATGTTGTCAAAGGTTCTATCGAAACTGAACAATTCTGAGGTAGCTGCATCAAAGGAGTATTCATATGTCGCTGTTCGATTTTTCCATATCAGTTGAAAAATTTTCTGGGCCATAACTGCATTGGCTCGCGGATTATATTTGTCTTTGGTCCATAGATCCATATAATTATTTTTCTCCAAATTCCAAGACCCATAATTTTCTACGCCGGTTCTTCTGTAAGACACACATCTATCATAGCCTGGCCAACCCATTATTACCGCTTTTGGTGTTGGGTATCCGTCAGCTAAAATTACGGAATTATGTAGATTAAAATTTACTGACGTTCCGCCCTGTCCTAGATTTATAACCGGTATCTGCATGATATTTTCTAGCTGCTGACTCAATGTATGAGCATCATCCACGCCCACGCCATACACATAAGAACATCCAAATACAACTATTGATTCCGCCCAGTTTATTTTCTCAAATTCTGCGGTTCTGTATCCTTTAGAATTATTGGTATATTTTACAGAATTGGTCCTGTAATACCAATCTTGCGGTTGTGTTTTTAAATTTTTCCTATAGAGCAACTGCGTATCTGCACCCGACCACTCTCCTGCCCTGTCAAAAGAACCACCAGGAATAAATTTATTTTTCTTTAGATGATTGTCTATTTTAAAAGGTAACAAATTATCTAACATAAAATATTTTTCTCTTGGGTATTTTGCTATCTGCCGAACTAACACATGTAGGTGTAACGCATACTCTTGGATTACATATTAAACTAAACCCGTCAGTTAAGGTGCCTAGTGGTGCATCGTGACAACTATAACTTCTTTTTACTTCATTACCTCTTATTATAACACTTTGATATCCACTATTGCAACTCCAATCTTGAAATTTATTAAAACCAAAAGAATTAAATCTTTCCGCTTGGTCAAAAAGATATTCCTGTCCAGTGTGATCATATAAGGCAATCTGATAAACCTCTTCTCCATTAACCTTTTGAGGGAAACCCGTCTGCATCAAATGCATCATTTCTTCTGTGTATCCATCTACAATGCCGCTGGCTGTGGGATCACTTTGAGGTTTAAGAGTTACATGGATTCCGCGTTTGTGAAAACGTTCTAACCTTTCATATAGTTCGTAGAACTTTTCAGGTACCATAACTTGGTTGACTGTGACATGGACCAACTCATACTGTAACTGTAGACACTTGTCTCCGAACTCTTGCTCCCTGGCAAACTCATCATGGAATGATGCTGTGATACTTCTACGCTGTAATAAAGCAGTGTTGTTACACCATGTGTTCCACCATTTTGATCCTGGCGACAAATTGGTAGTCATGTGTATGCTCTGATATGTGCTTTCTGTTTCGTCTAGGTGTTTTACCAAATCCGGCAACTGTTTATAAGCAGTAGGCTCACCGCCGCTGAAGCTCCAATGGAATTCAGTAAATCCATTTTGACGAGCTTGACGTTTTATCTCATTTATAGTAGACTTATATACTTCTAAGGTTTGATAATCCATCTTATCACTACGGGCATAGGGCCAACAATAGGAACAGTTATAATTACAGAAGCGACCCAAAATCCAACTGGTAGAAAATAATGGGCGATGCAACATGGTACGCTGTCCAAATCTTATTATGTTGTCGAATGGTATTTTTGTGAAGTCTTGTGTCATGATCTGACAGTATTTAACTACAAAAGTCTTGACCTTTTGCGTTTGCGGTTATATACTATATGTGTGGTCGTGAGTGGAACTTGGTAGACCTCCGGTCCGTTGTGAAACGCATTTGGGCAAGGGCAACGTCTTAGACATCGCTTTGTAGGTTCGAATCCTACCGACCACACCAATTACTATAATAAGTAGTAGAACATAACTTAAGGAAAACATTATGTCAAACACAGTAGAACAATTAAAAACAGCAATGGAAGAATTCTTAGCAGAGGATGCCAAATTCGCAGCTGGCAATAATGCCGCAGGTACTCGTGCTCGCAAGGCTCTTCAAGAAGTAGGCAAGGCAGTTAAAGCTCGCCGCAATGAAATCACAGAAGAAAAAAATGCCCGCAAAGAAGCAAAAACAGCAGCCTAACTACAACTCAGACACCGTGACCATAGATAGCAGCTATGGTGCGGTGCCTTATACCACTAACATAGGCGGCAGCATGGGCACTGATACCATCACCATTGATAATACTATGTGGTCAGGCACTGTAACACCACCTTACACCTACACCACTACTGGGACTGCTGGGGCTGGTACCTATAATTGGAATAATACTACTACCTCGACGAATGCCAAAGTTCATATCAACGGCGATGGTCTGGTCATGCAGGAAGGTGCCGATATCGTTGTGGGTGGTAAGAGTCTAACCAAAGCCATAGAGCAGATCGAAGAACGATTGTGTATACTTCATCCCAATCCAGCACTGGAAGAACGTTGGGACAAGTTAAAAGAACTGCGTCAGCAATATATAGAAATGGAAAAGGATCTTCTCGAGAAAGAGAAGTTGATGAAGATTTTAAAGGAAGCATGATGAATGTTCGATTACTCAGCTACAGTCAACCCACACAGGAATTCGCAGATCTTGGCATCGGAGATGCACAGGAACTCATTGCGTATTGCGCCCGTGTCAGCAATCCCTCGAATCAACTCAACACAGACACATCAGAAAAACTCATCCGATACTTGGTCAAACACCAACACTGGAGCCCACTCGAAATGGTCTCCGCCTGTATCGAAATCACCACCACCAGGGATATTGCACGACAGATCCTCAGACATCGTAGCTTCAGCTTCCAAGAGTTCAGTCAGCGATATGCTGACCCTACTAAAGACCTGTCGTTTGTATGTAGAGAAGCACGGTTGCAAGATCCAAAGAACAGACAAAACAGTGTCCCAGTTGATGATCAACTGTTACAAAACGAATGGTACAGAGCTCAACAACGAGTCATCTATGCAGCCAAAAGAGAATACGAGTGGGCTATCTCTAATGGTATAGCCAAGGAACAAGCTCGTGCTGTGCTGCCAGAAGGTCTTACAGAAAGCAGGTTATATATGAATGGTACGCTACGTTCATGGGTACACTTCATTGAACTGCGTTCAGCAAATGGTACACAAAAAGAGCATCAAGAAGTGGCTGTGGCCTGCGCAAAGGTCATTGCAGAAATATTCCCAATGGCTGAAAGCCTAGTACAAAATGGATGAACTTAACAAATTCTGCGAAAACTACGAAGTACGTGTGCTCAACGATTCCAAGCGTAGGGCACGGTATCATCCTCCCCGGTTTTTTACAGATCCCAGTCGCGCTGATATCATTCGCCACGATGTAGTCGAGTACGAAACCGAACAGGTCTACACAGTAGAAATACCCGAAGGCAGACTACGAACTCTAGTTGAAATGGAACGCAAGTTTTTTAACTATATTAATCATCGCGGTAAACCAATTGACATGTTTCAAATGCTGATGGACAAAGAACGTGAAGAAGCTCACTATAGAAATACCAATGCTGCTGTCCAAAAAGCCTACGAACAATATTCAATCATGCTTAACCTAGCAGGATATCAAAAAAAGTTTTGATTCATTTTGAATAGATATTGACAGGTTTCTAGAAAGATAGTATAATTAAGTTGTTCAACAGAGAAAATACATCATTATGGCACAACATTCAAATTACTGGTCATGCACTCCCTTTGCAGATTGGCTCCGCGGCACCAAGAAACTCAGTGCCGGTACCGCAGAAGAATGGGACGACTGGACCACTGCGGCTCAAATGAAACACAATTTTCGATACTGGTTGGCTGAAGAAGCACTGGGACATATTCAGGATTTTGTCACCTGGCCCGTTAGGAGTTTACACAGTGTTAAGTACTATATCAATAACCGTTGGGTTACTCGTACTCATAGTCTTACTGCTCACAGTCGCGACATCAAACCCGGGCAGTGGCAGGATGTTGGTAACAGGTTTCTACCATGCTTGTTTAACGAACTACAAGACTTTGTTGAAGTAGAATCAGCATGGATGCATATTGCCTGGGGCAGCAAAGAAGACCGCGCCAAATACAATCCTCCATTCTGGGCCAGTGGTTGGTGGCGTTGGAGAACTTGGCGTTGTCCGCAAGCTGGTATTGATCATCTTGATTGGGCAATGACCTTGGTTATGGATGACAATATGGGTGTTGAAAAAGACAGTCCTAACTTTGGCAAGCCAACTGGACAAGCAGAACGAGCTAAAGAACTTAAAGAGCTTTACATATGGTGGACTGTGACTTATCGTGCTCGTCCAGACCCATACGATGCCAGTGGATGGACTGCGGCCTGCGAAGCACAGCGAGAAGCCAATGGTGGTAAGTTGAGTTTTAGATCTCCTAAAGATCCTGTGCTTAAGAAAGCACAAGACAAAGCACATAAACTACTTCAAAAAATTGAAGCTGATTATGAAAAAGAAGATGAAGCCATGATGATCCGTTTGATCAAAGCTCGTGACAGTCTCTGGACATGATATGAGCATATCAGATCAACACGAACACTGTATTGAAGATTTGTATGCCAAGTATCTACAGTTCACTGCTGTGATGTTGGAAGAATATAAAGATATAGAAATAGCTGGGGTCATGATCACGCAGGCTCTTAGCATGTATAGAACTGTGTTACCAGAAGAAGATTATCAACGCATGGTAAAAAGTATATATGAAAGAAGAAATGATGTCAAAACCTTGGACTGAACTTGAACCACAGACTCCTGCTGAAGGCGTTCTTAAACGCAATAACTATGGCGACGCAATCACCTATCAGGTCACTTGCGAATGTCACGACGCCAATCACGATCACAATGTTTGGGTCGAAGCTGATGACCATCGTGTTACTGTTACTACCTACACCACACAGAAGTCTCAATGGTGGAGTCTAAATCGTTGGCAGACTATTTGGATTCTACTTACCAAAGGCTATATTGAGTATGAAGCCAACATTATTATGACTGAACAGCAGGCATTGAACTACGCAGAAACTCTAAAGAAAGCAATACAAGATGTCAAAAATTTCAAGCAGCCCTGAACGGCATACCTTCCAATTAGAAGGTGTCAAACGCCGTGCCGAGGAAAAAGGTGAAGAAGTTCCAGAGCAATATGAAAACTTCTGGAAAACTGCCAAAGAGCAAGATGCGGCAAATCTCGTAGATCCCGAATGGCAAAAGAACAACATGCAGTATGATCTTCGCAGTACTGTATGGATCTGTGACAAGGCCAAAGCCAGTGACGGTTATGCTCAAAATATCTATGCAGCCATATGCAACAATGACTTTGTCAAATTGGAAGTTGTACCTATCCTTAGACAAGATCCGGACAGAGATTTTTGGAGTGCCTCCTGGAGAAGTGCCGGCGGTATTGTGGCCGACATGTTGGAAAAGGGCGACTATATAGATTGGTACTGTTCTGGTATGGGTGAAGGATTGGGCAATGGTGATCCTGATCATGTTAAAGGCTATGTACCGGAAGGTTGCATCACCGACGAGATCCGGAATGATCTCCAACAGCTTGGCTGGGCCGTAGTGCCCGGTGGAGATTGGGAAAAATTTATCTAAGGAGATTGTGTTAGTATCATGAACTTTGAACTTTATGAAGTTTGGGCAGTGGATGAATCGGGCCATGAAGAATTGGTAGAAACCACGAGCAGTAGGAAAGAAGCATTAGAAATAGCAGAAGCCAATCTTGGATTGGGTGTTATGGAAGCTATTGTGTATCAAGAAGATGAACATGGCGACCTACATGAAATCAAGCGATTTGGACATGGTTGACAAACTCACAGTTTGGTGCTATAATATATGTATTGTTTAACAACAGGAGTGACTAAATGGTAACCAAACTGAAAAAAGCAAGTATTGCTATCCGTCAAAACAAAGGACGTGATCTAAGTCCGAAATGGGACGATCACGAAACCTTCACTGCTGATCAATTTAGTCGACACTTCCGGATGTCTATGAGTTATTATCGTTTGGAAACCAGCGGCAAAGAACTCAAACCCAAAGTTATTAATTGGATGAGCATCCAGAACTATCCAAAAGATGTTATCAAAGCATTCAAAGATACCAAAGACAATCGTTGCGGCGCTACTGTAGGCGCCATTGCTGCCAATCTACTTAGAGGTATGCCTGCAGTGAGAGCGGACTTTAATGAAGGTCGTAACACCGCAGAATGGTTGAGCAAGAGCATTGCTAAGATCATCGACGAGGGCAAACACGACGAAGTTGAATCTGAAGAAGGTGCAGTAGAAACCAAACCCGCAGTATATACTCCTAGCATTCAAGAACGACTACGTGAAGTTGCACTAGGTATGACTGAAGAAATTGAAGATGCCATCGAGGCGTTTCAAGTAAATCCAGAATCGTTTGAGCCAAAAGCATTTAAACTTCTAAATCTACTACGTGGACGTCAGGCCAAGGCTGCTCACGCTCGTATTATTAAAACATTATACAGTCGGACCTACGACGAATTGGTGGAAGCAGCTACTACCAAAGACGAGCAGTTGAAAGAGGGCTACAGTCATTTGAGCAAGGCCAACCTGAAAAAGATCACGCTGTTCTACAGCGAAATCCTGGCAGCGTGTGACATGCTGGCACAAGAAGCCAAGGTTAATAAAAAGCCTCGTGCTAAAAAGCCTACCGATAAAGCCAAGGTTGTGGCCAAGATGAAGTATCTCAAGCAGGACGAAAAACTTAAATTGGTGTCTATCAACCCACAAGATATCATCAGTACCAAGGAACTGTGGATCTACAATGTCAAGTCACGTAAATTAGGCAAGTATGTGGCCGCTGAATTCAACGATCTTGGAGTCAAAGGCACCACGGTCATTGGCTTTGATCCAATAAAAAGTGTGCAGAAAACCCTGCGCAAGCCGGAAGAACAGCTCAAAGAGTTCAAGGCAGCAGGCAAAGTGCAGTTACGCAAGTTCTTAGACGATATCAAAGCTGTAGATATCAAACTCAACGGCAGAATCAACGAGGATACTGTGTTATTAAAAGTACAATAACAAAGTAAATTCTCAGTAAAAAGCGGGCTTCGGTCCGCTTTTTCGTTGGCGGATAAATACATTACTATGAGCAATGTCAATAATTTATTAGCCGCACTAGGCGATGAGATCAACGCAATCGCACAAACTGTTGCACCAAACGGCAAAGAAATAGCACGAAAAATGCCTGCACGATCCCTGTCGGGGGATCATATTTCCGGGGGCAAAATACATAACTTTGCCAGTACCGGTATCACAGATACCGCTGTAAAAACCCAGTTAACTGTGAACAATGATGGTGTCACAGTTAAAAATCTATTCGTAGAAAACATAGATAATCTCACAGTCACCGGCACCCTTAAAACCAAGATCCTAGAAGTTGATGAGATCCGTGCTGACATCAAGTTTGAAAAAGATGTGCCTATCGTATTTTCAGGCGATACCATCGACGGCAAAGGATTGCTGTGGAGTGGGAAGGGATACACCAAACAATTTATATTCAACTCTGAGCCGGATAGATTCTTTTCATCTGAAAATATAGACCTTGCTAAAGGCAAAAGTATCACTATCAACAACATCAAAGTAATTGATGAAAAAGAATTAGGCCCTACTATAACTAAAAGTAATCTCAGAGAAGTCGGTCATCTCAAGGGATTGATAGTAGATGGTAGTTTATCAGTAAGTCAGTTCATGGTGTTCGATGCCAACACTAGTAGACTAGGCCTAGGCACAGACAGTCCTAACGCTGCTGTGAGTATTGTAGACGAAGGAGTAGAAATAGTTCTCGGATCTAAAGACACAGTCAAAGCATTCGTAGGAACTTATGCCAGTCATCAACTTGAAATCGGCACCGATAACACTGCAAGAATAATTATTTCACCCAGCGGCAACATAATGTTAGGTAATCCAAAAATTGCACCAGTTCAGGTTAGTGTGCATGGTAAATTATCTGTGAGAGTGTCAACCCCAGATCCAGAAGTTGATCTGCATGTCAACGGTGCAATAAGATTTAATAATAGACTGCAAAAATACGACAGCACTTATCCCACAAATGGATCGTATAACGAAGGTGACATCATATGGAACATACAGCCAAGAATGAATTCTTATGTAGGTTGGGTGTGTATTCAAACCGGAAGTCCTGGTCTATGGTCGCCTTTTGGTAAAATTGGAAATTCATAACATGGCAAGCCAAGAAAAATTAAATGCATTAACAACCTTGTTGCAAGAAGTATTTCAAGAAGGTCAAGAAATCGACTCTGCTGAATTTCCTTACATAATCATCAAAGGTGATATCGATGGCAAGGGAATACTGTGGAGTGGGAAAGGGCACAACAAACAGTTTATTTTTAATTCCAATCCGGATAGATTCTTTGTATCTGAAAATATAGATCTTGCCAAAGGAAAATATCTAAGCATCAACAACATCAAATTGATTGATGAGAAAGAACTAGGTCCTACCGTAACCAAAAGCAGTTTAAGAGAAGTTGGTCATCTAAAGGGATTGATAGTAGATGGCGGATTGAGTGTAAATCAATATCTAGTTTATGATAGCATATCTGATCGATTAGGACTTGGAACAGATCAACCCAAAGCTGCTGTTAACATTATAGATCAAAATGTTGACATAGTGATAGGTGCAGAAGGCACTAACACTGCAAGAATCGGCACGTATAATTACACTGACCTAGAACTAGGAACTGATAATACCGCCAGGATCCAAATCAAGGCCGGCGGTAATGTTATTATAGGTAACCCGGCAGTGGGAGATACCAAGGTCACAATCATAGGTTCGTTAGGCATTAATGTCAATAACCCCGATCCTCGTAGTACCTTGCATGTGAATGGCGCATTAAAATTCAACGACAAACTGCATCTCAGCGGAAATGAACCTCCTAGCAGTGGTTCGTTTAACGAAGGCGATATCGTATGGAACAGTTCACCCCAAGCAGGAAAATCAATCGGTTGGGTCTGTGTTCAGCCAGGTAACCCTGGAATATGGAACGGATTCGGTAGAATCGAATAATGCCTCGAGCATTGGTAATTGGCAACGGCGAAAGTAGACGCCACGTTGATATTAGCACATACACCAATCATGTTCTTATAGGATGCAATGCCATACACAGAGATCTCAATGTCAATCATTTGATCTGCTGTGATCGTAGAATGGTCGAAGAAGCTGTAAACAATATCAATACCAAAGACACAGAAATCTATGTGCGCGATCGTTGGTATCACTATTTTAGAAAAATAAGAAAAAACAAAAACATCAACCTTCTACCTGAAGTACCCACTCGAGGTGAATTAAAAAAAGATCAAGGCGAACATTGGGGCAGCGGAGGATACGCTGTGCTGTTGGCAACTGTGTTAGGACACCAAGAAGTTACGTTAATCGGATTTGATCTATATCCAATTGATCATAGTGTGAACAACATCTACAAAGGCACAATGAACTATGCTAGAACAGATTCTCAGGCAGTGGATCCTAGCTATTGGGTCTACCAGATCGCATCGGTATTCATGCATTATCCCAATACAACATTTGTTATCTATAATAGACAGGGGTGGAAGATGCCGCAGGAATGGAGAAAAAATAACGTGGAATTCATTGCATTATAAATAGAAATGTAATATAATATTACATACACACACAAAGAGGTCTCTATGGCATCATCCCTCTATAAACACTCTGCAGTCATCAAACTTGCTACCTACAAAAAGGAGACTAGAGATGGCAAAATTTCTTTCAACAAAACATTACGGACACAACATTGGTCTGTCAGCAGTATTCCGTCAACCTAATGCAGATCACAGCCACTGTCATTTACTACATGGTTATAGTCTAGCATTTACATTCACATTTGGATGTGACCAACTAGATGATAAAAACTGGGCGGTGGACTTTGGTGGTCTGAAACCGCTCAAGGCATGGCTAGAAGATCACTTTGATCATAAGTTGGCGTTAGATAAATCGGATCCACATTTAACCAAGTTCCAAGAACTAGAAGCATTGGACCTAGCAGAGATCAGAATATTTGATGGTGTGGGTGCAGAGAAGTTTGCCGAACATGCTTTCAATTTTGCTGATAAATTGATTAGAGAAAAAACTGGTAGTCGTTGCTATTGTGTTAGGGTAGAATGTGCAGAACATGGCGCTAACTCGGCTATCTACGAGGCGTAATTGCGTAGACTTTGGCATATATGGGCCAAGGCTCTAGGTGAAAAGTCAGGTGCTACTGACCAGGAAGCTGATTCAGTAGCACTTGTTCGTACCGTTATCATACTGATCTATATCATTACTAACCTGTTTATTATCGCTGGTGTCATCAGACATTGGTAAATAATAATATGCGTACATTTAATATTAATCAACTTACTATCAGTAACAAATTACCCTTTGTTCTCATTGCTGGACCATGTCAAATAGAAAGTCAAGACCATGCAGAAGCCACATGTGCTAGACTTATTGCTATCACAGCATTACTTGGCATTCCCTTGATCTACAAAAGCAGTTTTGATAAAGCCAATCGTTCTAGTATTAGTACTAAACGAGGAGTTGGCATCGAGGAAGGCTTACAAATTCTCAATGCAATCAAGCACAGTTTTGGAGTGCCTGTTTTAACAGATATTCATGAATCGTGGCAGGCCAAAGAATGTGCAGAAGCTGGCATTGATATACTACAGATTCCTGCATTCCTATGCAGACAAACTGATTTATTATTAGCTGCTGGAGAAACCGGATGTGCTATCAATGTCAAGAAAGGACAGTTCCTTGCACCCCACGATATGAAAAATGTTGCGGCAAAGATTGCTTCAACTGGTAATGAACGCATCATGTTATGCGAAAGAGGATACACTCATGGATACAATAATCTTGTGGTGGACATGCGCAGTCTACCTATTATGGCAAGCACTGGCTATCCAGTGGTCTTTGATGCCACACATTCTGTTCAACAGCCTGGGGGAATGGGAGAAAGATCTGGGGGAGATAGGACCATGGTCCCGTACTTGGCGAGAGCTGCTATAGCCACAGGCTGTGTGTCGACCCTGTTTATGGAATGTCACGAAGATCCAGATAACGCACCCAGCGACGGACCTAACATGATCAAGTTAGATGACCTTAGCGATATTTTAAAAGACCTGGTAGCCATAGATGGAATTGTCAAAAGAACAACGCAGACACGCCAAGGCTGAAAAGAAAGCTGCTAAAATGGCGGCACGTGGAGAATATCCTGATCTAGTAGTGCCTTCAGATCACAGCGATCCTATCACTGTGCTGTGCGTGAGATTCGGTAACAAGTATGGCAGAGAATATGTAGAACGGTTGCGCAACATGGTGTCGAGGCATCTCACAGTGCCCTATGAATTTGCTTGTCTCACCGACGATCAACACGACATTTCCGGAGTACGCAAAATATATCAACCAAATGCCAACTATGCTAGGGGATGGTGGCACAAGGTTCACATGTTTGATTCTACATTGTCTTTGAAGGGAAGAATACTGTATCTCGACCTTGATGTGGTCATACATGCCAACATGGACAAGCTCACCGGATATCATTCCAACAGCTTTATAGGTATCCATGATTTCAATAGGAAATTTCATCCGTCGTGGAACTATCTCAACAGTTCTGTATTGGCCTGGACTCACGGAACACAGAGCCATATCTATGAACAGTTCAAACAAAAGCCCGCAGATGCACAACGGCTTCAGGGAGATCAGGATTGGATATGGAAGTTATGCAAAGATAAAATCAAGTTCTGGCCCAAAGAATGGATTATGAGTTACAAATGGGAAATCCGAAGCAGGGAAGAACTCACTGTTGCATATGGTGGAAGAAAATTCAAAACTGTTCGAAATGACGTTAGGCCGCATCAAGAATGCAGCATAGCCGTGTTTCACGGAGAACCAAATCCGCAGGACGTTCAGGACAAATTTGTTGTTGACAACTGGCAGTGATGATGTTATACTTGTAGTATGACATTTACTACATATCGCAGCCAAATTCGCACAATCAGACAAGATAATCCTTGTTTTCGTATTGTTGATAAGTTCGTCACTGCTCCAAGAGCAGGATTCGAGATAAGTGAAAAATGTCCGGCTGAATATCAAAAGATTTTGTATGAGTGTTGGGGGAATGGATGGATCAAACCTGTGGCCTATATGACAGAACGTGAACTTCTTATTTCAGGATTATGCAATGATTAAACGACTGGGCTTTGCCTGCAAATGGATTAATGATCCTGAAGAAGTCAATGGCATGAAGATTAATGCCAAAGACCGTGACTTAAATACAGGCTCTACCACAGTTAGGTGGTTGCGTGAACATCCCCAAGAAGCAGAACAGCGGCTTTGGGACTTGATGGAACGAAACATAGAAGCCTGCTACAAATTAGTCAGCAGGGTAGGAACACTAGATGAAGATCTTAGAATGGTACGACTCTCAAGTGATATACTTCCTGTATACACTGAGCCTAGTTGGAAGTGGTTTTGGCGGCAGCCCGATGTTAGAGCCTTTGCAGAAAAAGGATTTGCCCGAGTGGGTGATGTGGCTCGCAAGAATAATGTTAGGCTCAGCTTTCATCCTGGCCAGTTTTGCGTGTTGGCTTCTATTAACCCGGGAATCGTAGAACGCAGTATAGAAGAGTTCGAGTATCATGTAGACATGGCTCGATGGATGGGTTTCGGTAAAACGTTCCAGGACTTTAAGATCAATGTGCATATCTCCGGCAAGCTGGGTTCACAAGGTGTGCGTGATGCCCTAAGCAAAATGACACCCGAGGCCCGCAACTGTCTTACCATCGAGAATGACGAGATGACCTGGGGCATTGACTCAAGTATTGAATTAGTAAAGGACTGTGCATTGGTGCTGGACATTCATCATCATTGGATTAAAACTGGAGAATATATTGAAGCAGATGACGATCGTGTTAAAAGGGTTATTGATAGTTGGCGCGGTGTGCGGCCTGTCATACATTATAGTGTATCACGGGAAGACTATCTTATTGACCATCCCAGACACATCCGCCCCGATCTTCCGTCCCTCTTAGAGCAAGGCTATAAAAAAGGCAAGTTGCGAGCACACAGTGGCTTTTATTGGAATACCGCAGTTAATTCTTGGGCACTGACACATAGGTCGTGGGCAGACATCATGTGTGAAAGCAAGGCCAAGAACTTGGCCTCATTTGCTCTATACGAGCAGGATAAAAAAGTTACGGAGCCTTTGGCTTGCGTGGAGCCTTTGGCGCTGCTGCTTTCTTAATAGGCACTTTTTTCGCAGGTGCTCGTTTGGCTTTAGCCACTGCCACTGCTTTGTTTTCAGCGGTGACTTCTGCTGCTGTTGGCTCAACTACAGGCTGAGCAACTTCAACTGGTGGAGTTTCTACCTTGTAGGGCACTTCAACAGATTCGACCGGCTTGCTGCCAAAAAGTTTCTTGATTAATCCTAGCATATTAAAATCTCCTTGTAGGTTATTTATACGGTAAATACATGTATGGCATACAATTTCATTCAAAAATTCATTGTTGAAGGCAAAAAAGACAAACTCATACAGTTGACATTGTCATACGATCGTGAGGATCTTGCACCGGTGAAATCCAAAGCCACCGTAGATTATCATTACGGAACGCTGTACAAGGCCTATGTAGATCGATACAACAAGAACGAAGGTGATGACGATTTTAACGAAGCTGGTGCATTTTTACATAATATATATTTTGGTCAACTACAAAAACCAGAGGGATCCAACAGACCCTACGATGCTGTTTTACAGTTCATAGAAAAACATTATAATACTTTTGACCGTTTCAAAGAAGAATTTGAAAAAACAGCCATGAAGATACAGGGCAGCGGATGGGCATACTTGGCTCGTGATGGCAAGATCAAAACCATTGTCAACCACGAAATCAGAAATGATATTGTGCTGTTGATTGATTGGTGGGAACATGCATGGGCATTGGACTATCAAGCTGATAAAAAAAGCTATTTGTCTAACATATGGAAGATAATAAACTGGAGAATAATCAATGGCGTACTCGGACAAAGTAATTGATCATTATGAAAATCCCCGAAATGTAGGCTCATTTGCCAAAGATGATCCTACAGTGGGTACTGGTATGGTTGGCGCACCTGCTTGCGGCGACGTAATGAAATTGCAAATAAAGGTTGACCATGATACAGGTATTATTACAGATGCAAAATTTAAAACGTATGGCTGCGGATCGGCTATCGCGAGTTCGAGCCTCGTTACAGAATGGCTCAAAGGAAAAACCCTTGACCAAGCCGGAACAATTAAAAACTCCAGAATTGCCGAAGAGTTAGCCTTGCCCCCAGTTAAGATACACTGTTCAATCCTAGCAGAAGATGCAATCACCGCGGCCGTAAATGATTACCGTAACCGACACAGCGTATAAAAGAATCAAACAGAATTTAGACAAGCGTGGCAAAGGCGTGGGTATTCGATTGGGTGTTAGAACCACCGGCTGTAGCGGGTTGGCGTATACTATTGAATATGTAGACAAATACGAAGCCGAACACGGTGTAACTAATTTTGCCCAAAAAGACTTTGTGGTATTAGTTGATGCTAAAAGTCTGGCCTATTTAGACGGGCTGACCATGGACTGGGTCCGCAATGGACTCAATGAAGGCTTTGATTTTGTCAATCCCAATGAGCGCGATCGTTGTGGCTGTGGCGAATCTTTTAGAATTTAGACACAGGTAAATCCACGCTGGCAGGCATATTCCATATCTGCTTCTGCTCTACTCCTGTGCGTTGAGCAAATCGTTTGGCATCACAACTCCCACAACAATGAAAGAAGTTGTTGCTGAGGCGTTTCTTGTCCATGTGTTTGAGATCTCTTTCAAACACAGAATCACAGGCATCACATCTCAACACTGCCACGGTCTTTTTTCTCTTGTATAAATGTTCAACTCCGTGTTTACTGAGTCTAGAGTATTGATTTAGTTGAGTTTTAATTGTGAGAAACATCTAGTATTTACATCCGGCTTATAAAACTTTGGGCTAAATACTAGAGCATTTGCTCAATCTAGGATTCTAACCATGGCAAGAAAGACTATTGATATCGGCGCAGTTGGCAATGACGGCACCGGCGACAGTATAAGAGATTCATTCCGTAAAGTTAATGACAACTTTAGAGAACTGTATAGCTCATTAGGACTCGGTGAAAAACTTAAATTCACAGGGCTCGAAGATGCTCCAGCTACCTATGTGGGACAGAATGATGCAGTTACTGGAAACACTCCGGTGGTCACTGTTAATAATACAGAATCGGGACTGGCATTTAAAAAGCTCGTTTCTGGTAACGGAATCAGTATTGACTTTACTTCTAATCCCAACGAAATCTCTATTAACGCAGACTTTGCTGAAATTGTAGCAGATACTTCACCTCAACTAGGCGGAGACTTATCACTGCGTTCTGGTGGTAATCAATTTCGTATAATCGATGCGGGCACAACTATCACACCGCTGCCACCGATTTACAAACACGAATTAGTTAATAAAAATTATGCAGATTCTAAAATTGCCAGGGCAGGTGTTGATGCCATAGATCCTGCCACAGGCAACGCAGAGGTAAGTTTTGGACGCATGAGCGGTCCGTTGATACTGTCAAGAAGTCCAGAACCAGACGATGACGAACTATACGGTGGGTTGATTGCAGCTACTAAACAATATGTAGACGGTTCAGCATTTGGATCTAGTGTTAATCTTTATGTAGCACTCAGCGGTGAGGACGATCGTCCAGGTGTTAGTGCTGCTCTGCAAGGTCGTGCGTTGGCATATGCTTACAGAACACTGGAAGCTGCGTTAAAACGTGCTGAAGAACTGGTTCTAGAATCAAGACCTATCATAGGCCCATATGAAAAGACGCTGACGTTTAATAATGGTGTATCAGAATGTAACCTAGCAGCCATACAAACATCGCCTACATCTGGCACAGGGTTTGCTGGCACAGTTAGAATGAGTGTGGATACGCTGGCTCTAAACTCTGTGGGCACAAACTACTATGCCGGAGACATACTACAAGTCTCAGGAGGCACTGTAGCATCAGGCGGCAGTGCTTGTTTTATAGAAGTATTATCCACGTTGACTACTCCGGGTGCTATCGTAACATTTAAGATTGTCTCAACTGGAGTATATTCTGCATTACCGGGTGCCACAGCCATAGCCACTACTATCAGCACCAGTGCTGCTCCCGTAGGTATTGGTGGGATTGGTTTCGGTGCAACCTTTAATGTAACTTACAAAGTAGCATCTGTGTCTATCACCAACGGGGGCACAGGTTACAGTTTGGTATCTGTGAGAATCACCGGCGGTGGCGGAACGGGAGCCTTTGGTACTGCTGTGGTCACTGCAGGTGTGATCACTAGCGTTACAATCACAGACAAAGGTGCTGGATTCACCAGTTTGCCTAGTTTTGTAGTGGACCTACCACGATTCCTTATCTACACCGCAGGATTACGTACAGATTTCACCGGAGATGTTCTCACTAACACTAGTGAAGCTATTCGAGGTCGAGACATCCGTGAAGGATTATTCTTGCGTGGAAAGACCAGTGGAGCCTTGGCGCAGATTCTAGATCACCAGGGTGCATTAGACAGCAGTGGTAATGAAATATTCGACGTTGATATATTCTACGGCACATTCCAGACAGGCGAAAGTATCACCTACGGTGACATCGCTAGAAACATACAGATTAGCATATTGGTAGAAAGCGGAGAATACTACGAGAACTATCCTCTAAAAGTTCCAGCTAACTGTTCCATTGTTGGTGATGAATTCCGTAGAGTTATATTTAGACCTCGCCCAGGAACGTCTTCTAGCCCTTGGGCATTCCAGAAATTCCGTAGAGATCCGGTCATAGACGGTCTTACTGTGGCCACACAAGCCTACGGCTATCATTATCTTCAGGATAGCACCCAACCAGTTTACCCCAAGATACAAAACAAAGGCGCATACGAAGCTGCTGCAGATCTGATAAGATTAAATCGTCAGTTCTTGCAAGAAGAAATCATAGCATGGATCAACTATAATGTTGCTAATTCAGTTGCTCCATTCACACCGGCATTTAGTTACAATAGAAACTATTGTAAGAGAGACATAGGACTCATAATAGATGCAATTACCTTTGACCTAGATTACGGTGATTATAATAGAACTATTTCTGCAGGATTAAAATATTATCAAAGTGCTAGTGCCTTAATAGCTATTACTACTCAGCTTTCAGAATATCTAGCTGTGATAGATCATTTAGCCAGTTTGATGCAGCTGATCATAGATAACACCGTGATAACTGGTCTCAAACAAGATCTGTTTACACAAACAGTAGATCCAGCATTCCAAGCAGAAGTAGGTTCAGATAGTGTAATTTCTGCGTTGATTATTGCGTTAAAAGACGTCATGGACGGATCAGGATCAGTAAATTATCCCAAAGAAAACGAAGAAATGGATGTGTTCTTGGCCAATGACACCGTGCGTTGGCAGGCTATATCAGCTATAGGACACGGCGGCTTTATGGGAGTTCTGGATCCACAGGGACAGATACTTTCAAGATCACCGTATTTCCAAGAGTGTGCTTCATTCAGCCGCAGCAAGGACAGGCAGGTATTTGCTGGTGGTATGTTCACTGATGGATTTACAGGCAATTTAGAATTCAACATAGATGCTGTGATCTCTACCACGAGATTAGAAGTCAGTGATCTTGATAGATTCCCACAATTGCCTGGATCATTTATTGTGTTTGACAGCGTTTATAGAATTAACTATGTCAGAGACTTTGTCTACGACAGCGCCGGCAGCACAGCCACATTCGTCTTAGACGAAACCACACCGTGGCCATTCAGTGTGTTCACCTACGATTCTGCCGCTTGTAGCAGAGATACTGGATTGATCTTAGATGGACTAGGTCGAGACATTGTATTAGGCACCAACTACTGGACTCGACAGAACGGATTGACCTATAGATTGAGCCAGAGTGTGGTGGTGTTACAGGATCAGCGAGCCATCACTCTAGAAGCCATTGAGTTTGTACATGACTCAGTGAATGATCTAATCGCTGCATATCCTACTATACAAACCACCGTGGATCTCAGCAATGCGGTAATCGCTGACATTATAACACGAGGACTAGCAGCCACGCCCACTTTGACATTTACCTTGCCTAGCGGCGTCAGTGTTAATGTAACCAGCGCCTATACACTGTTACTAGCCAACAGAGATTATGCCATTGCAGAAATACTGGGATATATCGCTAACCAAATATCTGTACCTACTGCTCCTTTTACAGCACTTGATACATTTGTGGCCAGTGAGATAGAATATCAGACCAGAAATGCTGTGGAAGCTGTGATACACGATCTCATCTACGGTGGCAATGTGGCCACTCGTACCAGAGCCTTGAAATTCTACAACAATCTCACAGGAGCAGTGATCACCGACTCTGCACTATCACAGGCCAAATCTGCTGCTTGGCACACCTATCTAAATTATCTGTTAGGCCAAGTGGCACAGAATCTAGCACCTGCTGTGAGTTATTCTGGAGTATCTAGAACCACTGGCACTGGTGCCACAGCCACAGAAGCTGCTACCATCAGTGGGTTAATGACTAACATGAGCAGCATCATCGCTGCTGCCAACTTCACAGCAGCACAGGCAGTGGTGGCCATAACTGAGCCTAGCTTTGTTGGATACACTGCCAATAACATTGCTGCTAGAACTATCATCCAAACTAATAAATCAACATTACAGGCAGCTGCTGTGACATATGTTGATTTCAATGGTAACAGATACGAACTGTTGATGCCAGGTAATAGATCAATGTTGTGCAACGACTTCACGCAGATCAACGACCTTGGATATGGTATTGTAGTGGCCAACGGCGGATTAACTGAAGCTGTGTCCATGTTCACCTACTACTGCCAGATTGCTTACTATTCGTTGACTGGTGGACAGATTCGGTCAGTGGCAGGTTCCAATGCACACGGCGTCTATGCCTTGGTGGCAGAAGGAGCAGATCCTCTAGAAGTACCTACTCCAACTACCATATATGAAGAACTTAGCCAACGTGTGGACTGTTACTTCCCCAGCGGCTCATATGCCAACGTGGCTGGTGGATTGTTGGTGTACGTGTATAATTATGAATACACCCCATTAGGTGGTTCAGAGCTTGAAGTACTACACTCATCAAACAACAGCATATATAGATACCCAGTGACTTCGGTGACTACCACTGATTTGCCAGCAGGGGTTGCAAGATTGAATCTCAGCACAGGCACAGGATCAGCCACTGAAGGGCTGTATGATGTCATACCCGATACAACAAAAATGACTCTGCGACAGCTGAGTCTCACACTACTCACCGGCGGATTGGAAGATGTTGCTGTAAGACCTTCCACTGGTCTTAAACTGCGTGAAACTCCAGATACAGTGTATCGTGTGCTGCAATTTAACACCTACACAGATTCTAATGCACCATATGAAATAGTCACCGCCCTTGCTTCACCTACTTTGTTTAATGTGTCACTGACTATTACAACCATTGCAACCAATGTGTGTACTACCAGTGGTAATCACAAATTGCGAGTAGGCGACAGAATCATTCCTCGCAGCACTGCTAATAATTTTGTAAGTGGCACTACCTACTACATACTCACACAACCCAGCTACAACACATTTACTGTGAGTACCAGTCCAGGCGGAAGTACATTTGTGTTGACCAACGGCGCTGGCTTGACCATCAAAGCTGTGAAATCACACAAGCTATTGGAAGCCTATTCCATAAGTTTTACCACCACAGGCACACTTCCAGCTCCTATGATAGTAGGAGAAACCTATTATGTGTTGCCCACCAACCTAACAGAAACACAGTTTAGTTTCAGCACACAGCAAAATGGTGTAGCAGTGAGTATCACCACAGCAGGCAGTGGTGTTCATTCATACAGCCCTGTGGGCATCACACTGACACAGACCAGAGAAAACTATAACTACATAGATCTCACTGTGTTCAATCCAGGTGAGTATATCACTGCCACGCCTGTAGGCACTGTGTGTACAATATCTGTTGCCAATCCAGCTGTGATTACGTTGGCCGGTCACGGATTTGTAGCTGGTGATGCAATAAAATTTACCTCAACTGGTGCAACCCCTACAGGTCTCAACGTCCTTGATAGATATTTTGTACTAGCTGCAGGACTAGGCGTCAACAGTTTCCGAATCTCAATTCAACTAGGTGGAGCTGCTGTGGAAACCACTGGTACACAAAGCGGTGTGCATAGTGTAGGTAAAGTCACAGGCAGTGTAGGAGAAACCACGTTTGCAGTGGTGGCTCTGTCCACTCAAGAAATCACCAGGGTGCAGGGCAGCAAGTTTGTGTATCAAGGCGAAGAGTACATAGTTAACACCTATCAGCCAGAAGCTGTGACCAACGAACCCTTTGGTAGAGTGATTCTAAATCGTGCATTGGTCAACGGTATCAACAATCTAGACAGTGCTTATACCATCAAGGCAGGTGTGCCTATACGTGGCAGCGGCAGTCTAGGCACATTAACCATACGTATTTCGTTGACTCGTGTAACAGGTCACGATCTACTTGAGATTGGTACAGGATCATACGCCGATACCAATTATCCTAGAGAAATTTATGGGCAAAGTGTTAACCCACTTAACCCAGACAACGAAACCGACGAACGTGATGTAGGTCGTTGCTTCTATGTAACCACTGACCAATTTGGTAATTTCTCAGTAGGACCATACTTTAAAGTAGACCAAGGCACTGGACAGGTCACATTCTCTAGTTCAATCGCATTGAGCAACCTCGACGGTATTGGTTTTAAACGTGGTGTTCCGGTAAGTGAATTCTCCACAGACAGCGGATTTACAGATAACGCCATCGACACTGTGCCTACTGAAAATGCCACACGCATCTACATAGAACGACGTCTAGGTATCACTCATGATGGTGCTTCATTGGCACTGGATAGATTGATCCCTATAACCACCGGTGGTTACATGGCACTAGACGGACAGCTGGGCATGAAGAGTAACATGAATCTTAACAACAATAAGATCATCAATGTCACCGATCCAACTGACCCGCAGGATGCCCTCAATCTAAGAAGTTTGACATTGGCCAATTTCCAGAACTGGTCGGGTTCCAATGTGCAGGGCGGCCAGTTCATGATCTTCACTGGTGTGGGCAATACATTGATCAATGCCAGCATTACTGGTGACTTGACCTTTGATCTGCGCACAGGTGTAGACTCTACACTAAACAATGTAGATGTGCAATTAAATGCTGGTGTGGTTAACAACGCAGAAGTAAATGCTGCTGCGGCAATTGTGCAGAGCAAGTTAGATATGACCATTGCCACTGCACAGGCTGCTGCTCCTAGTGGTTCCGCTGCTGCCATCCAAGCAGCCAGTGGATTAAGCAGTTTTAGCAATTTAGATTTTGATGTAACCAGTGGCCATGTCACACTCAAAGCCAACAGTGTGGTGTTGGGAGATCTTGCACAGCTAGGTCCAGATACAGTGATAGGTAACAGCGGTGTGAGCACAGCCAATGCTGCCGCAGTGGCATTTACCACTGTGGTTGACGAAGGGTTAGCTGTTAAGAAATCACAATACTCCACAGTGGGATTCTTGAGACGAACTGGTGCTACTACAAGCGCAGATGGTAACTTCGTAGTAGTAGCTGGATCGTCAGGTTCTAGTGCCAGTGTTGGAGCCAGTGAAGTCATAGTAAGAGACAGCAATGGTGATTTCGGTGGACGTACCATAGATGTATCTAACATTAAAATTGACACCAACTTGGCCATAGATACTGTGAGCACCACAGTCACAGACGGATATATTAGATACTATGGATTTGATAATTCCGGTGGCATCTTGATACAGACCAGTTCCAGTGTGGCAGCTAGTAGAAAAACCGCATATTGGAACAACAATCATGAATTCAAAACACAAAACGGTGTATCAGATGCGCCTATCACTGCGGTAGGTGCAATCACTTCTTCAGGAGCGTTGGCCATATCTGGAACAATTACTGGTGCCACCACTATTAGTGCCAGCAGCACTATAACCTGTACAGGGGTGAGTGTTGGTAATGCTGGAACACTAACTACTGGCGGAACAACTAATACCGGAACGATCACAGGATACTGGAGCCTAAGCTCAGGATCAAGAATGCAGGCCACATATGCTGCTGACCTTGCAGAATACTACGAAGGCGATCGAGAATATGAAGTAGGCACAGTGTTAGTGTTTGGTGGGGATAAAGAAGTTACTACAAGCAGTATCAAAGGCGACACTAGAGTAGCTGGTGTGGTATCTGATAATGCAGCATTTTCCATGTATGAAGCATGTCCTGGATTGAAAAATCTTGTTGCTCTACAAGGGCGTGTGCCATGTAAGGTAGTTGGCAAAATACGCAAAGGAGATATCTTGGTAACATCAGGAATAGCAGGAGTTGCTGTTGCCGCTGGAGCTGACGTTAAAGTTGGCACTGTGGTAGGCAAAGCTCTAAAAGACTATGACAGTGATCACATCGGCACACTTGAAATAGCCGTGGGGAGAACATAATGCCTTTTAATTCAAATATAACACCAGGTCGTCCTCCCGTATTATGGAGTGAGGTCAATGATGCGTTTGTTAAAGTAAATGAAAACTTTGACATACTGGTTGCGACTATAGGAAGCGGTAGTGGGTTGACTCCCATAGATTTTACTTCGTTAGACACCAGTGTCAAGCCCACCACTGATAATCTACGTGATCTAGGCGATATCACTCATAAATGGCGAGCAGTGTTTGCCGGAGAACATACCACCGTAGATCCATTAAACGGCTTTTGGGCAGGCAATGCACAGGTCAAAGGTGTAGGGTATACTATAAATCTACCAGATAATTCCACTGTGGGTGGGGATCCAATTACAGGTATTGGTACTAGTCTAATCATCGATCCAGATAAAACGTTCTTCAAAGAAATACAGGTCAATAATGATCTTTCAGTGGTAGCTACCACATTCGGCGACACGGTGAATTTCTTGTCAGGTTCGGGCGTGGGTCTGGCAGTGAGTTC